TACCAAAGAGGACATTCGCATTGCCGAATTCTTTTACATCGAGCGTGAACGAGCCAAACTGTACCAATTGAGCGATGGCAGCAAGATGTTTGCCGATGGCGACCGATTCTTTGAGCGTGTAGAAGCCGCAGGGCTGACCGTGGTTGACGAGCGTGATAGTTTCCGCAAGGCAGTCAAGTGGTGCAAGATGACCGCCCTTGAGATTCTTGAAGAAAAGACTTGGGCTGGTAAATTTATTCCCGTTGTGCCTTGCTACGGCGCACAGGTAATTGTGGATGACAAGCGCAAGAAATACGGCTTAGTACGCTTTGCAAAAGACCCACAGCGGATGTACAACTTTTGGCGCACGGCGATGACCGAATCGGTTGCCCTTGCTCCCAAAGCCAAGTGGCTGCTGGCAGAAGGCCAAGACGAAGGCCACGAAAATGAGTGGGCGCTGGCTAACATTAAGTCAAGCCCTGTGCTGCGCTACAAGCAAAAAGACATTGAAGGCCAGCCAGCCCCCGTACCATCACGCTTGCAGCCCGAAGGCCCACCACAAGGCATCATGGAAGCCGCTGGCGCTATCTCAGCAGACTTGCAAATGGTCTTGGGCATTGTTGACCCGAACCAATTGCCAAGCGGTAACATTTCAGGCAAGGCACTGGCAGGGCAGCAGAACCAAGTTGACCTGTCCAACTTCCACTTCTACGACAACATGACCCGCAGCATTCGGCACACGGGCAAAATCTTGTTGGACTTGATTCCAAAGATTTACGACACCCAACGTGTAATGCGTATCATTGGTTCGGATGGACAGCCCGACATGACTGTAATCAACGAGACCAACGAAGTCGGCGAAGTGTTGAACGATGTAACTGTGGGCGAATACGATGTAGTGATGGATACTGGCCCGGGCTTCCAAACTAAACGCCAACAGGCGGTCGAGGCCATGATGCCCTTGCTTACCAGCAACCAAGAACTGTTCAACATTGCTGGCGACTTGGTGTTTAGGAACATGGACTTCCCCGGCGCTGACGTAATTGCAGACCGCCTTGCATCTATGAACCCGATGGCTAACATTGACGAGAAATCGGATATTCCACCTGAAATTCAAATGAAGTTGGCACAGGCGCAGAAGCAAGTTCAAGATATGCAGCAGCAATTGCAAGCGGCGCAGTTGGAAATCAACAACCGTGGTCAAGTTGCCCAAATCAAAGAGGAGGGCGCAAACAAACGCAAACTCATGGACGTTACCGCACGGGCGCACAACACCGAGACAATGGCAGAAGTCAAGGTCAACGACCAAAACACTCGTGCCATCACAAGCCAAAACAAAACTGAGATTGACGCAATTGTTGAACTATTGCTACATCACATGGACACAACCCGTCTCATGCAGGAAATTGACAAGCGCAACATGGAGCAAGGCCAATATGCCACGATTGCGGCGCAGGATATTGACCAAGGGCAGAACCCGTTTATGGGCAGTGAACAACAAATGCCGATGCAATGATTGACTAGCACAGAATTTCGTGGTAAAAACCACAAAACCTTACCAGTTGGGTCAACTGGGTTAATTCTTAGGGAAACCTATGTCAGATTTAGCGGAAAGACTTGCAGCCAATGTGGTGACAAGTGAAAATTTAGCAGAATTTAATGCGAAAAGAATGGGTTTAGCCGAACCTGCGGAAGTTGTCGAGGCTGTGAAAACAGAGCCGACCCCCGATGTGGAAAGCCGGAGTGAGCCAATTGAAGCAAGCGATGATGCGACAGCAACAGAGGATAGAAAACAAAATCCTAAGTTGGAAAGACGGTTCTCTGAAATCACTAAGCAACGTGAAACCGCACGGGCAGAAGCCCAACGGGAACGTGAAGCAAGGGAAGTTTTAGAAGCCAAGGTAAGGGACTTGGAAGCCAAGGTAACGCCGAAAGCGGAGCCAGCAGCAGACCAAGAACCGTTGCCGGAGCAGTTTACCGATATGTACGAATACGCCAAGGCGTTGACGGACTACCGGGTTGACCAGCGAATGAATGAGGAAAAGCAGAAGGAAGTACAAGCTAGAGCAGCCGCCGAACGGGACAAAGTAATAAATGTTTGGGCCGACCGGGTTAAGGCAGCAAAAAGCGAGATTCCTGATTTTGATGACATGGTTGGGTCTGCTGACGTTACGGTAAGTAACGAAGTGCGTGATGCAATCTTTGAAAGCGAAGTCGGGCCTCGTATCTTGTACCATCTTGCTGAGAATCCTGAAATCGCTACAAAACTGCAAGGCATGACTTTGACATCCGCTTTGCGACATATTGGGAAATTGGAAGCACAGTTTGAAAAGACTGAGCCTCAAATAAAGCCTGTTGTTGGGAAAAGTAAAGCCCCCTCACCGATAAACCCAATTCGGTCTGCGGCTAACGGGCGTGATGTAAACCTCACTGGTGACGGTGAATTTCATGGTTCATATCAGGCTTGGAAGGCAGCGAGACTTGGTGGGCGAATTCGGTAAACCCATTCTTTTAAGGAAATTTTATTATGTCTAACAATCTTCTGACGGTATCAATGATTACCAATGAAGCGTTAATGGTTCTTGAGAACTCATTGACATTTTCGAGCGAAGTCGAGCGCCAATATGATGACCAATTTGCGGTCACTGGTGCAAAAATCGGTGCTACCCTGAACGTCCGTAAACCCGGTCGTTTCATTGGTACTACTGGCCCTGCTTTGAACGTTGAAGACTTCAACGAGACAAGCGTACCCGTAACCCTGTCCACTCAATTCCACGTTGACACACAGTTCACTAGCCAAGACTTGACCCTTTCGCTTGATTCGTTCAGCGACCGTGTTTTGAAACCCGCTATTGCTGCTATTGCCAACAAGATTGACTTTGACGGTCTAACAATGGCGAAAAACAACACTGCTAACATTGTTGGCACTGCTGGTACACCTCCAACTGGCCTTATCACCTACTTGACCGCTGGTGCATATTTGGACAGCGAAGGCGCACCTCGTGACGGTCGCCGTTCTTGCATCGTTGAACCCTTCACTGGCGCAACTATTGTTGACAGCCTGAAAGGTTTGTTTGTTCCTTCCGACAAAATCGCTTCTCAGTACAGCAATGGCCTGATGGGTAAAGATTCGGCTGGTATGAACTGGCGCATGGACCAAAACGTTATTTCACAAACTTTCGGTTCTTATGCAACCGCAACTTTGTCTTGCAATACCGTTACTGCAACTGGCTTCTTGACAACTGGTTGGGCTTCAACTTCCACCATTGCCTTGACCGCTGCTACTGCGACTGCTGGCTTGAAACAAGGTGACGTGATTCAGATTGCTGGCATTTACGCAGTCAACCCACAGAACCGCCAAGCCTACGGCAGCAACAAGTTGCGTAACTTTGTAGTGACTTCCAACGTAACCGTGGCAACTTCCGGCACAACTTCTGTGACCGTTAGCCCTGCTGTGATTACCGCTGGTCAGTTCCAAAACGTTAACTTGGCTTCCACCAGTTCTTCTGCTGTGGTTACTCCGTTCAACAACACTGGTACTGTGTCTGCTCAGAACATCGTGATGCACAAAAACGCATTTACTTTGGCTTGCGCTGACCTTGAGTTGCCTAGCGGTGTCGTGTTTGCAGGTCGTTCTTCTGATAAAGAACTCGGCTTGTCAATGCGTATCGTTCGCCAATACACCATCAACAACGACAGTATTCCTACTCGTGTTGACGTGTTGTACGGCTGGGCTCCTCTGTACCCTGAACTCGCTTGCCGAGTAGCAGCCTAATGGTCTAGGGGAATGTAAAAGCCCCCCGTTCTTAAACTCTTAAAGGAAAATATCATGGCAAATCCCGGCCCAGCAACCACAGTAACCGCTAACTACATCTTTAATGGTGATGCAAGCGGTGGTGTCCTACTTGGTGGCTCTGCTACCAACTTGGTAGGCTTTCACGGCGCAACCCCCGTTGCCCAAGCCGCAGCAATTACCGCAATTACGAACAGCGCCACTGGCACTGAAATCGCAACTGCTGTAAACGCAATCATCACTGCATTGAAAAACAAGGGCTTAACAGCCTAAGTCGTATAGCAGTAATGACGAAAAGCCACTCTCAAAAGGGGTGGCTTTTTCTCTTTGCGGGTCTATAATTCACCAAACTACCAAAGGACTGAAAAATGGTCAACGTCTCAGTTATTCGTGTGTCAGGTCGTACATACGCACTTGATTTAACAACGTCCGCAAGTGCTGCGCTTTTAATCGAAGCCACTACCAACGACCAAGCCAATTACGTTCACTTGCTAAACACTGGCACTGGCGTTGCATCGGTGGAGTTTTCTAACTCAAGCACCGTGACTACCCCTACCATTGCAAGCACAGGCAACAAAGGCTCTTATGTCTTGCCAGCCGCAATGAACTACCCATTGATTATTGCAGCGCCCAAAGCGCCGTTCTACATTAAAGCCATTAGTTCAGGTACGAATACACTCTACATCACTGCCGCACAAGCGGGTTAAAAGAGGGGCGCTATGTCCGAAAATCAAACCGCAGTTACCTCAACGGTTAACTTTGTACCCGTTCAGGGAACGTTTCAACCTGCGCCCGGCTTTGAGTTAATCTCATTGATTGGCCCTGCGGGAACGCCCTTTTATGCCAGTATTTCGCCGAATCAATCCGGCTTAAACATCACCAACAGCACCATTAACAGCACAACTATTGGGGCAACAACGCCTTCAACGGCTGCTTTTACCGCTGGCACGGTGACTGCTGCACCTTCGGGGGCGACTGACATTGCGAACAAACAGTACGTTGACTACTACGCTGCTGGTTTGAGTTGGAAAGCGCCCGTTGCCGCTGCGTCAATGGCAAACATCACAACGCTTTCAGGGCTTTTGACCATTGACACAGTAACTTTGGTGGCTGGCGACACGGTATTGGTCAAGAACCAAACCAATGCGGCAAACAACGGCATCTACACGGTGGCGGCTGGCGCATGGACACGTTCAATCGGCGCTGATGTGTGGAATGAATTTGTAGGCGCAATTGTCTTTGTTGTTGGCGGCACACAAACTGGCTCGGCTTGGTTTTGCACAGCACAGCCCGGCGGCACTTTAGGCGTTACCGCAATCAATTGGTCAAATTTCTCGGTTGCATCCACCTACACGGCTGGCACAGGTCTGACCCTTGCAGGTACGCAATTCAGCATTACCCCTGTGGGAACTGCTGGAACTTACGGCGCAGCGTCAAGCGTCCCTGTATTTGTAACTAACGCATCGGGCCAAGTCACATCCGTCACCAACACTTCAATTGCAATTGCAAATACGGCAGTTTCAGGGCTTGGCACTATGTCAACCCAAAACGCCAATGCGGTAGCAATCACTGGCGGCACAATTAACGGCACAACGGTAGGAGCGACCACAGCAGCCGCAATCACTGGGACTACCATCACTGCCAACACGCAGTTCACAGGCGCAGGAACAGGGCTTACAGGCACGGCATCAGCCCTTTCTATCGGTGGCAATGCGGCTACCGCTACATCGGCGACAACGGCGACTAATCTTGCTGGCGGCGCTGCGGGTTCTTTGCCTTACCAAAGCGCAACCGCTACGACTGCAATGTTGGGGGCTGGTGCAAATGGGCAGGTCTTAACGCTTACGGCTGGCGTACCGTCTTGGGCAACGCCTACCACGGGAACAGTTACTTCGGTGGCAATGTCCGTTCCATCATTCTTGTCGGTCACGGGTTCTCCAATTACTTCTACTGGCACATTGGCGGTTTCGTACTCAGGCACGGCTTTGCCATTGGCAAACGGTGGTTCGGGTCAAACTACGGCGCAATTGGCAATGAACGCCTTTGCTGGCGCAGTCACTAGCGGTTCGTATCTGCGGGGCAACGGCACAAATGTGGTTATGTCCACAATCCAAGCCGCCGATGTACCCACATTGAACCAAAACACATCGGGAACAGCGTCAAACGTCACTGGCGTTGTGGCTATTGCCAACGGTGGCACAAACTCATCTACTGCAACGCCTACGGCTGGCGCTGTGCCTTACGGCACTGGCACGGCTTACGCTTTTACTGCGGCTGGTACAAGTGGGCAAGTTCTTACCTCGGCTGGCGCTGGCGCACCCACATGGGCTACACCCGCAAATTACGCAACTGTAACGGATGACACTACAACAAACGCAACCCGTTACCCGTTGTTTGCTGCTGTCACAACTGGCAATTTAACGGCTGAATTTACAAGTTCAACTAGGCTTCAATTTAACCCGTCCACAGGCGCATTGACAACAACAAGCCTAACGCCTACAAACGCTTTAGGCATCGCCTATGGTGGCACTGGCGCAACGACTTTGGCTGGTGCGTCAATCGTTACTTATACAGGCACAGAAACCCTTACCAACAAAACTTTGACCAACCCAACGGTCACAAACTACGTTGAAACAGTGGTTGCCATTGGTAACTCAGGAACTACGCAAACCCTTGCGCTGACCAATGGCACGGTTCAAACGGTGACAATGACAGGCAACTGCACATTCACTATGCCAACTGCCAC